CTAGAGAGAATACAAGCCGGTAAGCAAGACCCGGATGGATGGCCTTATAAGCCTGTTGACCCTGTTACTGGAGTTGATTTGTATTCCAGCGTCAAAGCCAGTTCTAACTACAAAAGAAGCAATCACTGGTAATCGTTAATTTTTATAATCTCATTTCATGGCAAAAGAACCACAAATAATTACAAAGGATACTCCTGACAAACCGCAAGGGATAGTTGTTAATAAAATAATTATCAGACCGGTTGACAGGAGCGTAAAAGATATATTGTCCTGGCGCACTGCTCACATGGCTGCCACCAGTCCTTATTATGCAAATAGGACACGTCTCTATGACCTTTATGGTGATGTATTGTTGGATGGCCACCTTACTGGAATTATCGGTAAAAGGATTGACGCGGTATTGAATAAAAACATTCACTACAAGGTCAATGGCCAAAAAGTCGACGCATTCGATGATACAATAAAAAGCGATGTTTTCAGGGAAGTGATAAAACTTCGATTGGAAGCAAAGCTATGGGGATTGAGTGGCATGGAGTTTATTCCAGGAGAAACCATGCAGATTGAGAAGATAGAGCGTAAGCATATTAAACCTGATGTTGGATTAATCAGTTTTGAACAGAGCAACCGCACTGGTTATGAATATGCTAACCTTCCCAACATAATTGTTTGCGGTGATAAGGATGATGTAGGGCTCCTATTGAAATGCGCTCCTTATGCAATTTATAAACGTGGGGCCATGGCTGACTGGGGCCAGTACATTGAAATATTTGGCATGCCTGTCCGCATTATAAAATATGATGCTTACGATGAAAAGACAAAGATTGAGGTAGGTGAGATTTTGGAAAGCAGCGGTGGAGCCCTGGCAATCATGGTACCGAAGCAGGCAGAATTCGAAATGTTGGACGGTAAGACTTCCAACGCTGATGGCAAACTACAGGAGACATTCCGGCAGGCGCTTAATGATGAAATGTCCGTCATTATCCTCGGCAATACCGAATCAACAACATCGAGCAAAAGCAGTGGATATGCCCAAAGCCAAACGCATAGTGCACAGCAATTAATAAATACAAAAAGCGACTTAGAGGAAGTACAAAACTTTCTTAACAGCCCTGCATTTATAACCGTTTGCAAAAGCTATGCATTGCCTGTTGTCGAAGGTGGGAAGTTTGAGTTTGAAAAGGAAATAGACCTTGATGCATTAAGTACTAAAAAGGATATTGATTTGGCCGTTAGCGCCAAAGTTCCGATAGCTGATGATTATTGGTATGAAACATACGGGATTCCTAAGCCCGATAACTATGCAGAGCTGCGTAAAAAAATGGATGACCAGAAAATGATGGAGCTGCAACCTCAAGGGCCACCCAATAATAAACCCCCCAAGAACAAAAAGCCAGGTAAGGGAATGCCAGCACTTTCTGATACCAACGCCTGGAACAAATTACGCCAAACGCTGGCCGATTTTTTCGACCCAGCCCTACGGTAACGGTAGGGCATATCTATGATGATTTGGTTGCAAGGTATAAAAGCCGTTGCCCGATTTGCGGTGGCTTGCCAAATCTTACTGCTCCAAGTCCTGGCCTCGGTGAATATGATGGTATCATAAATAGCCTTGTTGACCAAGTTTACAAGCATCAGATTGATGGAACAGAAATTCCACGGCAGCTTTATGAGCAAACGGCAAATGATTTATTAAAGGGAGTTACAGAAGGCTTAGGAGGTGCTTCCTTTGGATTTGAAGACCCACGCAATAGCCTGCTTGCTTACTTCCAGGACAATGTATTCCAATTTAGTGGAGCCAAAAGCCAGGCTGAAATAAACGTATTTAATACATTACTCTATGATGCTGATGGGAATGTTAGGAGCTTTACTGAATTCAGAAACCTTTGCCTTGATGCCGGTCTTGATTTTAATAACAACTGGTTGCAAACGGAATACAATACAGCCCTCGCTGGAGCGCAAATGGCACTTAACTGGCAACACCTACAAAATGCCGATTACATCCAATATTCAACGGCAGGCGATGACCGTGTAAGACCAGCTCACGCAATGCTTGATGGCTTTACAGCTCCTCCAGAGGATAAGATTTGGGATATTATTTATCCCCCAAATGACTGGAACTGCCGTTGTACAGCTATTCCTGGCGCTGCTCATAACGTTATAAAAGTATATGTTACTTCTGCACAAGCCAAAGAAGAGATACCGCTATATTTCCAGCACAACGTAGGTAATACCAAAACGGTTCTTGATGCAGATGGATATTTACAATACCAGGTGGGAAACAAGTCCAAATTGCTACAGGCTGAAAAAAATTATGGGATGCCTTCTGTAGAAAACCTTTATAAACAAAATACCTTCACTCCCAGGCTGGAAATACAAACACCTACTGATGCGTACAAATGGTTTGCAGATACCACCGGAGCTAAGGATGTAATGATTCAAAAGGATATCACTGGTGTAAATATTCAGGTTGATAAGGAATTGATTCGGCACGCTATTGAAGACCATCCAAAGGAGAATCGTTTTGAATTCGTTGGGAATGTGCTTGATGTTTTAAAGGCACCAGACGAGGTTTGGAGCAATAGAACAGATAATAGTTTGGAACGGTACTACATAAAATATTATGCTGATTTTCCAATTGTGGTTTATGTGAATGAAGAGGATGGCATGAGAGCCTATACAATGTTTGAGGCTCAACGTAAAGGCAAATTAAACGGTACAGCTATCAAAAACCTTCGGAGGGGTATTTTGATTTACCGGAAATAATAAAGCCACCATTCGACAAGTCCTGCGTTTTAGCGCAGCCTGTATTGAATAGCGGCCTTACTGTAATACAAATATACATGAATGAACTGGAATTTAAAAGGCTCAACCTCCTCCAAAAGGAAATGGTCAGGGACTATGTTTATAACAGGTTCCCAACCATTGCCGGAAATATAGCCCTACGGTTCATTGACGGAAATTTTAGGGCGCAAGGCTGGCAGGGTTCTACTTTTAAGGCATGGAAGTCCACCAAGCGGAAAGGAACGATTTTAATAAAGACTGGAGCCTTAAGAAGGGGAACCTACTTCACCAATGTCCAAGGCGGCATTAAGGTTATTAACAACGTTAAATATGCAGCCGTTCACAATAATGGGTTCCAGGGCGTTGTCCAGGTCAAAGGCTACAGACGTAGAATTATCGCTGCTAAGAGAGTTGAAACCGGAAGACTGACCAAAACCGGCAAAATGAGAATGAAGACCGTGCATAGCCTAAAAGGTTATTCTGATGTAAAACCATTCAGCCGGAAAATGAACATACCACAACGGCAGTTTATGCCGGTGAGTATAAACGATAGTCCTGTCCTGGTCAATGCCCTCAGGAGGGAAATTGTAAGGGAATTTCAAAAAATATTTAAATAAAAGTTATGAATAGCTTCTATGCCCAAATGCTGCTTGCAATACAAAACCAGATTAAACAGGAAGTACCGGAAATCCGTTACATTGACCAGGACTTGGGCCAGCTTGAATTTTATGATGAGCGTCCATCGGTTTCATGGCCATGCCTGCTAATAGACTTTAGTAGCACTACCTACGACCAAATAGGCCAGCAAGTTCAATGGGGAAAGCCTGTTATCCAGGCTCGTCTTGGATTTGCACCATTTAGCAGCGCAAATAGCTTAGCTCCTCTCGGGGTGCAGCAAAAGGCACTTGCATACTATGAAATTGAATTGCGGGTTTACCAGGCGCTTCAGGGCTTCACTGGAGGCGATTTGTGCCAACCTCTTACAAGGATTAAGGATGGAGCGGAAAAGAGGAATGACCCGTTTAGGGTGCGTGTAATGATTTTTGATACAACTTTTGAGGATGATAGCGCAAGCCAGGCAGTTACTTCAGTTCCCAGACCACCTTTGAATCTTGATATGGGATTTTAATCAACCAAAGGACAAATTTTGTTCAAGAACGAAATAGCTGAACTTTGGTTCAAATGTAGGTCTACTGATTTAAATTCAATAGTCCCTATTGCCATAGAGGGATAAACCAAAAATTCTATTTTTAAATGAAATAAAAATTCCTCTTTATGTTCATAATAGGAAAGTATGGTTCCGAAATCCATCCATTTTTTAATGCGTTGATTGAAAGACATATAGTTGATTTTATTATTTAGTTACCAAACCAGGTGAGGCCATTTCTTTTGTAAAAGCTGCTTACTGGGTTGTTCTTTTTTTAGGTTGTGGAGTATGAGGTAGTTTTCATCGATTACTTTGGGGATGGTTACAACAGAAAGGAAGAATTCTTCTGAGAGCTTATCCAATATGAAGTCATACCGGAATTTTTGAAGGCCATAGTAATAATACCGGTTTATGAGTAGTTCGTTGCGCTTATCGTTCAAATTGGCCGAGCGGCCTTTAGCCTGCTTTTCAACAGGTTTTTCATCTATGAAAATATCAGAAAAAAGTGTATTGCTTCCCCGCATGAATGCAAGTATAATATTTATTTCGAATTCTATAAAAAAAAGAACCCCGCAATTGCGGGGTTTCCTACTTACTGGTAAGCCTTCATAAGGGCCTCCTCTCCGGGAATGATAACTTTTAATAGGTTAATCAGCGGCAATACCTCCTCATGGTAAAATCTACTCTTGTCATTTGCTCCGGCTGAATACTTCATATTAGCGGTAATGCTTTGTAGCAGTTGGCTGTGAGCTGCTGCCGGGTCTGGGCAAGGAATTGTAATAATTAGGGCATCTGGGCGGTAGAGAATTGACTTCATGCGGTTTTTTTTTTGGAAGGTTTAGAGAGTTGTTAATGGTCGCATAGGATATGAACTTCCGCATTCACTTGGTAAATATCAATAATTCAGGATTCCATAATTGAGACAGATCATAAATTAAGAAAGCTGTAACAATTTTACAGTTACAGCTTTCTAATGGTTTGCACCTATTATATAGAACTTTAATAAATAATTATTTAAAAATTTGATTAAGTCCAATAAAAAGGAGTATTATAATAATCAGAACAAATGAGAGATATTTAAGACCATCTAAAATGTCATGCTTAGTAAATTTTGGGTACCGCGATTTACCTTCAACCGATAGTTCAATTGCCTCTGATTTTAAAGGCGCATACGAATTATCAATTTTTCGTGAAAGGTATTTAAGAACCTCCTTTTCGAAAATATCGGTCTGTTTGTCTTTTGATACCAATATTGCGAATGCACCAATAACTGGAGAAAGTATCAATGAAAGTAAAAAGGAAGACCAAAATCCGATTGTTTTTGAATCTCCAATCATGCCCATTACCATTGACAAAATGAGCCATCCGGCAATTGTGATAAGTGTTACTTCGTTCATAGCTTTGAGTTTAAGGTTATTTATTAATATTTGCAATATAACTCTTGTATGGGCCATTT